TTCGTTCCTAGTGTTTAAGTTTTTATAGCCGGTGATTTCGTATGCTAACATTCATACTATAACAATGCGTTGGGCGTATGGTTCTACCCTCTGACTCACTTCCGATTTTTCAGGATACTGGAATTCCTCCAGGGGAGTGCATCATTATGTTACGTGTCCGGTTATTCCCCGGGTTTTCCACAGCGGTATTACAAACTGGCCCGCCAACCTTGGGTGTTAGATTAAGATATGCCTTTAGGAAGCCAACGAATAAATTTATTATTACAAGTTATACAAACTAATTTGCTGGCATGTGGTCCTGATTCCATTTTAATAATGTTTAAATCATGATCCTCATGGACGCCTAGTTGTATTTCCTTATTCAATAATCTTTGTTTTCTTTCGTTCTTCTGTGCCTGACGATCATGCCAACCTTTATCGAATCCTTCTTTTGGATTTGTCCAATATTCAGAATTCAATGAACTTCTTACGGGTTCTCTATCCCATTTAAGTTTAGTCATGATCTTATTTTTTTAATATATGTGAGCCATGTACTCGGACCGAGATTTGTCCATTATAATAGTCTGTAGATTCTAGTACTTTGCGGTCGAATTGTTCGCGGGCCTCAATGTAACTACATTCTGCTTTACTACGACAGTAGTATAATATCTCTCTGCTGAAATTTTCTGTGCCTAAGTTCGCAACGTCCTTACTAAGTTCGTCGCTTGATCCATAATATGTTTGCCAGTCGCTGTCTATTTTACTGCGAATCTTCTTTTTCTTCTTTGTGCCATTCTTTAGTATAACAGTTTTATATGCTGTTTTACTAAACTTTGCTAATTTTTTGCCTATATATTTTCTATTGTTTGTTAAATTTGTTATAAGGTAAACAAACCCCACACAGTCGTCTGGTAATTCATTTACCTCTATGCCTTGATATAACCAAGTCATTGATCACTTAGCGGCCTTGGCTTCCTTGCGAGCGTTCTTCTCGGCAGTTACTTCGTTACGGCGAGTCTTGGCTAACTTGGTTAGTTCGCCCAAAGCCTTGCGAGCACGGGTGCCAGCGGCTGCGTTGCCACCTGTAAACTTAGCATCTTCTGCTAGGAAAGCGGCAAATTGTTCTTGTAGTTGTTCAGTTGTTGTCATCTTTTTTCCTTGGTGGTCTTCCGCGTTTAGGCGGATTTAATTTCTTTTCTAAAGCTAGTTTTTTCTTTTGATATTTTTGTATCTTAGGCTCTAAAAGTCTATTTTGTTTAATTTCTCGAGCAGATTCGCGACTAGCATCGATTAACGTTGCCAACTTTCTTCGCAATTCTAAAGCACATACTCTAACCCTTTTTGACGGGATTATAGCTGGACTGTCCAAGAATACACTATGATAATTATGCAATTCAGTAAACAGGCTCACAACTTCTGAGTAAGAGTCTTTATAGGCTTCTAATTTTTCAAACGACAAAGTCGGTGGAGGAGGAATAATTGGTGAAACCATTTTCTTTTACTACTCGGAGCACGTTATTTACACGACCGACGAGTTCGTCCTTGTGAGATATGAGGTAAATGTTCTTATTTCGTTCTCGTGCCATCTTTTTAAGCACAGACAAAGCACTTTCAACACCTGCTGAGTCCATTCCAGAGTCAACAAGTTCGTCAATAAACAGCAAATTAATACTTTGATATAGTCCTTCCCATACATCTCGGAAGGCAAAACTCATAGAAAGTATTAAACGATTTCGTTCACCACGACTTAAATTATCAAAATCCAAGTCCTGACCTAGTTGAGTAATCTCAACATTCAAATCGTTTTGAAATATAACTTGGTGCGGTAAACCTAATTTGTCAATATAATAGCCCAAACGCTTGTTCAAGTAATTTAAATTTTGATCAATAATCTTTTTACGGACAAAACTATCCTTATTAGTCAACAATTTTAATAGATATTCTTGATGATCCTTTAAAGAACCTAATGTGTTTGCAGTATCCCAAGTGATTTCTTGTAGAGCAGACTTCTTTAATTCTTCAACCTGCTCGGCATAGGGGTTAGATTCTCCGGCTCTTTCAGTCAAACGCTTTTCTAAACTATCTAAATTGTTTTTATGACCTAATGCTTCTGCTTCTGTATCGTAGAATGTAATAGGCCGCTTGGGCTGATCGCCGATAGTTTCTAATTCATTTAGGATTGGAATAAGTTCATTGCCAATCTTAATGCCATAGTCTAAGGATTCATTATAATGTTTTTGTGCCAACGTATACATTTCTTCATGTTTGTGATCATGAAGATCCTGTTCGCAAGCTGGACAAGTCTTATTTTTTAATTTTTCTAATTCTTTTTCGTACTTGTTGCTGGCTTTTTCAGCTTGAATTAGCGCAGATTCTAATGTGGCCTTTTGTTTTTGTAGGCTAGTAATCTTAGAATTGTTTTCCTCCCATACTTTTAATTGAGTATGTAGTTCTAATTCTTGATCAATGTTTACAGTTTCTAAAGTTTGAATACTTTTTACAAGAGAATTTAAGTCTTGTTCTTTTCTAGTTTCCCAGGCACTACTACGAGTAATCAAACTATCAATACTTTTTTGAATATTTTCATTTGCTCGCTTGGTTGCTTCAATCTTAGCGGTCTCTTGTTGTATAGAATCTTTAGTTTCCTTAATAGAAGTCTTTAATAATTCTGCTTTTTCACTGAGCAGGGTAATACCTAGCAGTTGTTCAATAACTTCCCGCTGATCAGCGGCCCGCATCGATAAAAACGGTTCAGTGTATGTGTTCAACGCCAACAAGTGTTTGAACATTGTGTGACTCATGCCCAACATTTGTTCAATAGCTTTTTGTGTTTCACGGCTATCGCCTTGGCTGTCGTCTTCTACTTCTTCAGTTTTTAGCTGACTGTCGTTGATAAACAGTTTGAGTATGTTAGGTTTACGTCCGCGTTCAATGCGATATTTGTTGTTATCTTTTGAAAACTCCACAGTGACCAACATATTTTTTCCGTTGATCTTATTAATTAAGTTTTCTTTCTTGATATTTGTCAATGCTTGCCCATACAAAGCATAGCTCAAGGCATTGATGATGGTAGTTTTACCAGTGCCATTGCGTGAGCCAGTGTCATCACCGCCCAAGTCTAAGTTAGCGCCTAGCACTAGAGTTAAGTTTTCTTGTTCAAAATCTACAGCTTGGGTATTTTGACCCACGCTCATAAAGTTTTTTACAGTTAAATTTTTAATTTGAAATGTCATAGATCGTTATAAATCTGTAAGAGTGTATTTTTATCAAAGGTACCGTTTTCTAAATTAACTAAACTATCTGTAACAATTTGGTCAACACTTTCAAACATGCTCTCTGTAGTTTCTTCTCCAGTGCCTTCCAAGTTTGTTTTATCCTGTACTAGACTGATTTCTCTAATATCGTAGTCCTCACAGAACTTTTCTTTTAAGAAGTTTGCTTCTTCAAAGCTGATATTGATGTCTAGATTAACCTTTAAGTGCATCTTACCCTTCATAATCTTGTCAGTATCGTCAAGTAATGCGCTTAATTTTAAATGCCTGTACTTAGGACAGTTGGGCCAATTAATAAATTTCGGCTCTCCACCCCATTCTAACGTCATCATGCCACGATCATCGTCCCACGAGTCAGCAAAATTATGTGGAAATGCGTTACCAATGTAAACAATCTTGTCTCGTTGCTGGCGTTTATGGAAGTGCCCACTAAAAACATAGTCCTGATGTTTGAAGTGACTTACCTGTAATTCTCCATGATCGGGCATCTGTACCATGGCATTCATATAAAACAATGGTAATTCAAAATGCCCAAACATGTATTTGCTCTTGACCTGGCTGATAGATTTCCATTCTTCCCCAACAAGCCACGGTACTAGGGTAACATCATCAAGTGTTGTAACACCATCTACGATTGTGACACCTGGAATGTGCCGACCAAAGGCACTGGAATGAATATCACGCTTGTCTTTGTAAAACAAATCGTGGTTGCCGGGAAACCAAAAGAACTGTTCAAATGCAGCACCTAGCTTTTCTAAACAACGTAGGCTACTGTTTAATGTAAAAAGATTGATACTATTGCGATTGTGACTCCAATCGCCAAGGAATATGCAAGTTTCACACCCTTGCTCCTTGGCGGTTGAAATAAACCAGTCTACAAATTCTTCGCAATCGTTTAAATGAGTTATTGAATTGGACTTTAGTCCAAAATGAATATCCGTGAAACACGCTACCTTCTTGAATAAGGGCATTATTATAGTTCTCCTACAATGAGTATAGCGTGTCTAAATGTAAACGTCAACGTCAAATGTCTTCGTTTTCTATTTCTTCTTCTTCAGAAACTTCTTCACTCTTAGGCATACGCATATTTTTGTATAGTTCTGCCTGTCGAGCAATTTCTTCTGCGTACTCTTGACTGTTTTGGCGTGTCAGACTTGGGGTTAGGCCTGCTTCTTCTAACAAATCATCACGAATATTTTGACTCTTCTTTTCAATATTCAGGATACGAGTAAAACTATTTGTTACTGCGGCAGTATAGTAAGCAAAGGGGTTTTCTGATTTACTTTCATCGAACTGTAGTCCGATGTGGCTTAGTTGTAGGATAGCCTGTCCTTTCATTTCGTCGACATAGGTATACCCACGCCAGTTGCTACGTTGGGCATACCGTTCACTGAGTTTAATGAACATACGTCCCAAATTTTCAGTAATGCGTCCATGATCCTTGCTAAAGTTACCAGCATCAACTGGTCCTTTCCAATGACTCTTGCCAACGCATACTAGTTCGCCCTCATCATTGAATTTCCAATGTTGGAAGGGCGGGAAGTTGACTTTTTCGTGAGCATCTGCTCGTGTTTTGGTTGTTTTCTTACGACCTGGAGCGAGTGGGATATGATCAAACGTCATAATACGAATGATAATGTCAGTTTTAGCAATGGTAGTGTAATCAGGAGTACACTCTGCTAGTTTAATTTTTTTATCACCTGCTGCCCTTGCTTGGGCGAATGCCTGAATACCAATGCGTTTTGCCTTATTGCGTTTGGCATCGGCTACTGTTCTAATGTTTACTTTATCTAAACTGGGCAGAATAATGTCATGCTGTTGATACTCTGGTTGTGTGAAACTAGAGAATGAGCACTTTGAACGATGTATTTCTGCTAATAAGTCTTTGTTGTTTAGATATTTCTTTCTTGTAGGTAGAATTGCTAGAGTCATTGTTATTATTGTTATCCTTTAAAGTTAGTATAACATGGATTTGGTTAGTGTCAACCAAATAATATTAAACTAGCAGATTATTTATCAGGTTAAATAGCATATAAGGGAATAATTATGTCCAGTCTATTAGGTAATTTGGCAGCTAT